TTTGTGATGAAGCCCAAAGTCGTGCCCGAGAAGTAGTTGGTCGCAGCCTGGTTGTTCACCGTCTGCATGTCCACATTGGCGCTACCAGAAATAGCCACCAATGAAGTCATGGTTTGCGCGGAAGTAGCCCAAATACCCTTGGCAGAAAGATACCCCGCCGACGTGGTGATAAACGATGCCGGGAAGGAGCCGCTGGCCTTGGTCTGCTGAAACAGGTTCAGGCCGTGCATATAGATCGAGCCGTTGGTCTGGTTTACATACACACTCGTGCCATTGATCGTGTTCTCAAAGTCCGCATTTTCGATGTCCACCTGGAACCCGGAAGTTCCTCCGACCACCATTGGCTCGTCAGTGAAGAAGCATGTCTTAAACGTGAACATGCCACCTGTGGTTCCGGCGAACTGAATGGCGTTGGCCAGTTGTGCGCCTTGAAAAATCGTGTGATCGAACAGGCAATTCGCGCAGCCGATTCCCGTGCTCACGTTGTAGACAACATCCTGAGTGTTCGCGGTAAAGACGTTGTGCTCGGAGCGAAAGCCCCAGGAGTTGCCATTGCCCCAAGTCAAGCCAACTGCGAAGCCGCGAATAACGTTGTTTTCGAGAGTGAATCCAATACTGGAATGACTGGCGTCCCCAAGCTGGATCGCGGTGCCCGCGCTCGGCCCCGATAGGGTGCAGTTCTGAATTCCCGCACCGCCCCAATCGGTAAGACTTCCCAACGGTGCAGCGGAGTCGTAATTGAACAACATTCCGACCCCCGAGCCTGTAAACGACAGGGTTGTGGTCTTGGGATTCTCGCAGATAAATCGAACCGATTTGGAAACCGTTAGCGAGCCGAGTGGGATCAAGTAGCTTCCGGCTGGGATGTAAATCACGCCACCGCTCGATGGGATGTCAGCATACGCGGCGAGCGGAGTTCTGTACTTCACGCCATCCACAAACAGAATGTTGTCGAGGTTAAAAACCTTCGGCGAGATCGGAACGGTCCCGCCCAGTAACTGATCGAGCAGGGTGAAATTCTGAATCAGCGGCACGTTCCAGTTGGGCGCATTCACAAATGGCAGCGCGAGCTGAACGTTCGGAGTGCAGCTCTGGGTATTTGAAGCCACGCAGGCTTGCCCGAAGGCCGCTCCAGAGACCGCACACGAAACCACAAAAGATAAAAGTGCAATTACGCCATAACGCTTCATGCCGAGACTCCCCGCACCGCACCGACCGCGTCTTTCTTCAGCGACAACACCAGCTTTTCGAGCTGAAACCATCCCGGCTGCGCATTGGCCCCGCCGCCAAAGCCGCCCTGCCCGAACCCGCCCTGCCCGAATCCGCCCGCGAAGGCCTGGGTTGAAACCGTCAGAAAAAACCTCTCGCCCTTCATGTTGAGCGGCCGTTCGCCATCCGCGGTTGAATTCACCGACAACGTGCGCACGCGCAGATTGGTTGTGCGTTGCGCGGTTGAGATCGAGTAGAAAAGCTGGCCCACGCCCTTATCGGCGAATTTCAGATAGCCGGCGAGCTTCCTGTGCGCTCCCAGCTGGAAGACCTGCTCTTCGCTGTGCGAAGGGATGGCGTAGCTGCGCCAGATTCCGAAAAGCGGCGTGCCGTCGTCAGTCAGTTGCTGCGCGCAATCGATCTGCTGATAGACCTTCCCATTCGGGGTGGAGCTGCCGAAAAACGGTTGCGCGGTTCCGTCCATACGCTCGGCGAAGGTCATCGACGAAGCGGCGATCGACCACAGGGCCCAGCGCCGGCCTTTGCCGTGCGCGAGCATCTTGCCGCTGAATCCCGACCAGGTGACGAGCGGCGAACCGGCGATGTCTTCCGCCGAATCCAGCCACTTGTAATCCATCATGAAGACCACGTTCGGCACCGTCGACCCAAAGACCGGCGCGCCCACCAGGATCATTTTGTTGACCCGGTCGATGCGCACCCAGATGGTGTGCCCGAATTGCCAGTTGATCGACTCCCAGGAGATCTTCCCCGTGCCGGAAGCGTCCGTCTGAATTTCGGTGGTGATCTTCACCGGATCCGATCCCCAGCAGATGTAAAGCCCGCTTCGTTCGGCAAAGACTGCCCACTCTTCGTTCCAGTCGACCGCGTTCGGTCCGCAGATCCCGACCGTCGCGGAAACTTCATTCAGCGTCCAGCCGGCAGGTTCGTTCACCCCGTCGTCAGCGGTGTAGCAGAGGTAGTGGTCTTTCGCCAGGTAGAGATTGTTGCGAAGCGGGAAGCCCGCCCGCAGCTGCTGGCCATCCGACGGCCGCACTTGAATTTGTCCGGTCGTTGCATCGTAGGACTCGGGATTGAAGGCGTGCGAGAGCCGCACCGTTGAAGTGTTGTACGGCGCGTTCGTCGCCACCACCTGAATCGAATCGACGATGAACTGGCCGAGATTGGTGGGCGTGCCGTCGGCGTAAACCTGCAGCTGCAGATCCGCGGGCACCACGGCAAGCGGCGCGTCGGTCAAGTTAGCCGCGAATTCCTGATACTGAGCGGAGAGCTGCGCGGCCGGAATCGCCAGACCGGCGGTCGTAAAGCCTCCGGTCGTCGATTGCAGGTTGATGTGGACGGTCCCCTGCGCGAGACCATTCGCCAGGCGGGCCCGCACCCGCACCGTGTAGGAAGTGTTCGGCGAGATGATGGGCACGTCCAGATAATCCTGAGAGGCCGATTGCGCGATCTTGCCGCGGACCGCACTCACGCCGTCGCCGGTGATGACATAAGCATCGCCCCAGTCGGCCGGAAGCCCCGAATTCAATGCCCCGTTGCCCCCGGCGCCTGAGACCGGGTCCGCCGTCCAGCCCAGGGGAACCAAACCGGACGCGGAAAACCCGCCGTTAAAACTCAAATTCACGAAGTTTGAGAGCTTTGCTCGTTCTCCCAGCCACGCCAGGCGCGAGTTGTAGCCGATCGAGAAGGCCGATTCCCCGAGCTCGAGCTGCGAGAACAGATAATTCGCCTGAAAGCTCGCGATCAGGATGGTGTCCGAAAAATCAACCACCGCGGTCGTCGACACGTTGTCCGGGATCAGCATGGACGCGGTGATCGAAAAGAACGAGCCGGTCGTTGCCGGCGGCGAAATCACCGGAGTAAAAAGCAGGAGCCTGGCCACCACGTTCGGCGGACCGGTCGCGATCCCGGAGACTGCGCCTTGCTGCGATCCGACGGCATTGAAATAAGCCGGCGGCGCGGCTTTCGTGATAAAGCCTTGCCGGGTGACGAAGCACACCGAGACCTGGTGCAATCCGGCAACGATCTGCCCGATGATGGTCGCGGTGCCGTTGGCGTTATTGACCGCGTCCGCGCCCGCCTGCACATAAGTGAAGGTCGTAGGCGTGGGAACGCTCACGATCGCAAACGTCCCATCCCAGCCGGCGCCGATCGCGATCTGCACATTCCAGCCCACCTGAAAACCGTGTGGGGTCGTAGTGGCCGCGGTGACGAGATTCGACTGGCGGACCAGAGTTGGCAATTGCAGCGTAACCGTCCCCAGCGCGCCACCGGCTGCGCCGTTCTGATTGTTATAGGCCAGCTTGAAGGTAACGGCGTCGATGACCGCGGTCACGGTTTTGCCGGTGGTATTGAATTGCGCGGCCGCGCCGGCGATGGCGACCAGTTGCCCCACGGCGAAACCGTGCGGGACGGCGGTCACGACTTTAATCGTTTGATACACGGTGTAGCTGTCGGTTTCGTATTCCCGCGGTTGCACACTCACCAATCGGCGATAGGTGTAGGTGTGGGGATCGCTCGGAGTGATGGATGAAATATTGATCGCTGCGCCGGCGCCGGTATTGTTGAGCGTGGCCGAAGGCGGGACGAGGTTCGCCACCAGGGGCGAGGCGCCGGGCCCGTCCTGCGAGACCCGGTCCCAGTTCAAATCGTCGAACTGGCGCGGGATGTCGGCTCCGCCGAGCGAATTGAAAAACGCCTGATACTCGCGCCCGAAAAGCGTCTGCGATTGATAGAGCAGATTCAGATACGGCCGCGAGGCGACAAGCGAGAGCGTCCCTTGCGGACTCTCTTTGTAGAAATTCCCGGCCGAATCCCACGCCAGCAGCCTTTGCGCAAGTGTGGGGGTTGAATAGGTCTTGAGGCCGAGGATCCGTCCGGTCGCGGGAATACCTGAGTTATTGGGCCCGAAGATCGCTAGCAGTCCTCCCCGCTGGCGCAGTCCGCCCTGTGGGAACATCACGTCCTGCGCGATCTCGGCCGCGCCCGGCGGCAGATCGGAGGGAGGAATCGCAGGGCAATAGCCGCCGAAGACCTCGATCGGCACGTCGACCAGATCAGGCGAGTAGGTGGACATGGAAGCGAGGAATTACAGGTTGCGGTGGAACACGGCTTCGCCCTGCAGCTTCGAGCCGGTGATGCTTCCGGGATAGCCCGCAGCCGCGAGTTCAGTGTTGAAAGCGGAGGTGAATTTCAATTTGCTGTTGGCCTGGGTGGTGCCGAGGACCGGAAAGACGCCGTTCGCCAGGTTGCCGCCCGCGTCCCAGACGTCGAGCGAGATCGGTGCCTGCGATGATTCGATCGCCGCGATGAGCCCGATGAAGGCCGCGTCCTGGCTGGCTTTGGTGAAGTCGAGAGTGTCGCCGCCGGTCACATAGTTTCCCGAAGGCGTCACGTTGAAGAGAATCCGGATAGCGTCGCCGGCCGGTTCAACGCTGAGAATAGAGATCGCTAATGCCATGGTGTGCTCCTAGAGAAAAAGAATTCGAGAACTTTAAAGTGAGGGGCCGCTCCGCCCGCCGCGTCCGGAATACGGCCGGCGTCGGACCTGTTTGTGCTGCTTGCGGCGCACCGAGAGCTGCTGCAGAAGAAATATTTCTTCGCTCGCGTTCTGTTTGAAGTTCGGCGCGACCACGCCGCCGCGCCCTTCAGCATAGATCAGCGCCGAGAAATATGCGGCCGCGTTCACCACCCCGCGAATCGGCACCGGGTCGGTCGGTGAGACCAGCTTCGGCAGATGTTTTTCGTACTTAAGCTTCGCGTCGAGCGACTGCATTGCACCCAGAGTGCGTATGCCGTCCGCCTCCCACTCCCACTGGCGCAAATACAAATCCTGCGAGAAGGGGACGAGTCCGCTATTCGGCTGCCGGAGCGGCTGCGCCTGGTTGGTGGTTCCGGTCTGCCGCTCCGAGAGCTTCAGCGGCACCACGAGATCAGCCGGAAGCGCGGGCGCGTTACGGAACACGTTGCCCACACCGTTCGGGTAAAGAATGTTGCAGCCGGTGTCGTCGATCACCATGCGGGCTTCGGGATCGACCGTCGGCATGACGGGCAGCCCGATCAGCCAGACTTCGGCGGTATCGACTTCGACCCCGTATTTCGCCAGTTCCAACTGCACCCGCTCAAAGCCCGCGTTCAAGAGATCAAACCCGAAGGGCGCGGTCGAGGTGATGACGTCGCCGCCCGCAATCTCAGAGTCGTTGCAGATGGTGCGGACGCGCATCAACACGTCGTCAGCGGTGTTGTAAGCGGATGAACCGAGGATCGGCACGAGAAGAAAAAAGGGGAGAGTTCAGCGTTTACGAATTAAAAAGATTTTCGAGGTAATCGAGTTCCGCCGTCGTTGCCGGCGCGCCCAGCTCGTGCTCTTCGACGAAGGTGAAAATCAGCACCGGATTTCCGACCGGCGTCGAGACCTGCAGGAATGAGCAGTCATCCGGCGGCACGTCGCCCCAGAACTCCGAGAAGCGGCGACGGGTGATGCGGATTTCGACCGGGTACATTTATTTTCTGCCAGAGGCGGTCAGCGGTTCGCCGTAGCGCTCCGGGTACATCTTCATCGCGCGCTCTTTCGGCTTCATGGCGCGCAATTCGGCGATGCCTTCATCGAGCCAGCCCGAGCACTGCGGGCAGGAGAGGATGTCTTCGCGGATTTTCGCGCCGCATCCCGGACAATCGACCAGCTGCTGCGCGATGTAGCACCAGGGCCGCTCCTGGCCTAAGCGCCTGCAGGAGGCTTTGTGGAGTTCGTTGATGTTGCGCTTGGCTTGCTCGTTCCCCGCCCAGAGCAGATCGCCTTCCGAGACCAGGCGCGCGTCTTCGAGCGAGAGGTTCTGCTTGGCCTTCTGGACTTCTTTTTTCTGCACCAGCTTGCGGCAGGCAGCATAAAACTCGGCCCGCATGGCCGTTAACCGTTCGGAGATTTCGACGAGCTTTGCAGCCACATCCGGCGGGTACACCGTCGTTGCCAGCATCAACTTCGTTTTCTGGTCGCGCTTCTGCTTGATCTCCGGCCGGTTTTCTTCGAGGTAAAGTCGCTGCTCTTCTTCGGCCATCAAGAGCTCGCGCGGGATGTCGGGATTGGCTTCACAAAGGTAGATGCCCCACTTCTCCGCGCCGCCCGAGGTGCCCATGGTGTGCGCGGTCGCATCCGATTCCCGGCTCAGAATGCCAGCAGCGACCGACGAGGCCGACGGCCAGTGTATGGTCTTCACGTTATTGCCCACGTCCTGCAATTCGCGGGCGTTGTAGACCACCAGCATGCCGAATTCTTCATTCTCTTTTTTTGCCGGGACCGTCCAGGTGCCCGAGATGCCGTTCGAGTGCGAGTGCTCGCGGTCTGAAACGTTGATGATGATGCGTGCGTCGTTCATAGTGTGGTTCCCTCCCCTTAACGGGATGTGATTTTCTTCATGGTCGGATCGAGCGCGGCCACGGTCTTCAAATCCGGCACGGTGACAAAATCTTCCGCGCAGAACGGACGCATGCCGTCCTTCATGATGTCGATCGCCTTGCGCGAAAAGCCTTCTTCTTCGCGGCGCAGGCGTTGCTCGATCGCGGCTCGGCGTTGGGCAAAGCTGTGACGATCGCGGCCCACGATAATCATGCGTACGAGTTCCGAAACCGCGTCGGCCACGAGCGGAATCGGCTGCCCGCACGAGGTGCCATCGGTCGTGAGCGGCATCACCAGCTCGTATTCGCCGCGCGAGGGAAATTCTCCGGCGGTGTCGATGGTCAAACCCGCAATGACCTCTTCGCCCTGTTTGCGCCACAGCTCCGGCGAGCTGTAGTCTTCGGGCGGACACCACTTCTCTAAGTGCCAGCAGTTCGCAGGCAAATACTTCGGAACCTGCCGTGTTTCGATCTTCGATTCCTTCAGCCGAATGAAAGTCCGCGCTTCCTGGTGCCCGGTGAGCTTGTCGGTGAGTGTCGCCTGCAGGTGCTCGAACTCCTGCCACTCTCCGGTCATGGGGACGATGCGGTTGTAGCCCCAGATGACGCGGAACAGCGGCTCGCCGAAGCGATTGGTGCCGCCTGCGAGTTTCAGCTCACGCGCGACGTGCTCGGGGCACTCTTGGGTGGTGACGGACTCTTGGGAGTTCTGTTTCATGATTGAAAACGAGGGCAGTGCTTTTTAAGAAGCACCGCCCATCATGCCGCGATCTTACTTTTTCGCAACCAGCGCGTCGAGTTCTTCGGCGCGTTCCTGATTACGCTTGGCTAAGACAGCCGCCGCGCCGAAACGCTCGACTGCCGATTTTGCTTCCTCGGCGCTCAGCCCTTTTTCGGCAAGATACTCAGCGGCATCCTCTTCCGCCGTTGGCAAAGGCTTCGCCTGTTCGGCCACGGGCGCGGCTTCTGCCTTCGGCTCATCAACTGTGAGCGCGACCTGCAGCTTGACTCCGCCCGATTCCGTGCGTTGCAGCGCGATGACTTTCGCCTCGAGCTTGGCGTCTTTCGAGCAAATGGCGAACGGTCCGTCGGCCTCGATCATCGAGGTGAGGATGTGTACGCCGTTTTCGTCAACGATCTTTTCAGTAACGTGCATCTTGATTCTCCTGATCTTTTGAGTGATGGGCGTTGACGAGCCGGACTCGTGCTCAAGCCAGACTCGCCAACGCATGGTTAGTTAGTACCCGCCGACCGGCAGTGCCAATCCGTCGAAGAACAGCCCATAACGCGGCTGGTCCATGAAGACGTTGAACACCACGTCGAAGTACTGCAGGTAGCCGGCTTCCAAGCCGCCGGACGCGCCGTAAATCTGGAACGTGGTCTGCCCGCCCTCTTCGAACATCCCGATTTCCTTGGTCACGCCGCGGCCCCAGTGCTTCAACAGCAACACATCGATGCGCTGGATGGTGGCGTGAATCGAGGTCTTGATCGGAATGCCGCCGAAGGTCTTGGGTGGCCTGCGCTTCAGCATGTCGGCGGAAGACTCGCCCGAAACTTCCTGCTGCACGTTCTGCGTGACCGAGATTGCGCAGTTCTCCCAGGCCGCTTCCTGGTCGACGTTCATGTAGGCGATCATCGGCTCCTCGAAGTTCACGCCGAGGACCCGCCGCAGCTTGTTCTCGCCCAAGCGCCGCAGCGCCGGAGTGATGGTCGCTCCGCCAGCCGCCACGTGAGGGGTTTTCAAGGCCTCGGGATAGGTCGAGCGGGCCATGTTGTTCCATGAACCGGACGGCGAATCCACGTGGTTGTAGAGCAGGCCTTCGAGCGAGACCGGGTTCGCTCCGCCTGCGCCCTGCGAGATGTTGATCACCAGGGCGTCGCCGGCGACCGTTCCCGGAGGCAGCGCGTTCAGGGTGATGGTCTTGAGCAGGGGATCGACTGCGATGACCGTTCCCAGGCCACGCGAAGCCGAGGCTAATCCAGACGGGTAGACCTGGATGTCCTGGTTGAAGTAGAAGATGTTCGGGTTCGAGACGGTGAGGACGTTGCCGGCGATCGAAACGATCGAGTCGAGCTGGCCGGTGCCGTTGGTGTTATAGACGCAATCGAGAGCGCGCTTGAACATCTTCAGCGCCTCTTCGACTTCGCGCACGGCCACGTCTTCGACCGCTTTGTCGTTGCCTTTGGTTGCGTACTCCGAGAGCTTCGAGATTTCAAAGGCGAAGCGGAACTGCAGGGTCGAGAGCGTGCCCACGTCCCAGGTGGATCCAGAGCCGCGTCCCATGTCGTCAAAGTCGGCGGTTCCTTGCGAAAACTTCCCGCCCGGGCGGATCAGCTGGGGCAGGCGGATATTGCGCGTTGAGGCGTCGATCACATCGCCGCGCTTGTCGATGAGATCGAGCAGAATCACTTCCTGCTCAAAGGCGGTCGGTACGGTCTTCCGCACCTTTTCCAGTTGCAACGCAACTGAATTCAAATTCTGTGCTGGCATGGATATCTCCGAATGAAGGGAATGGAATCAACTGCTCGGGCCGGAGACATCGGGAGCGCGGAAACCCGTAGTAGGCGCGCTTTTCGCTCGCGGGTGAAACTTATGTTTCGAAACTTAAGTTGCTAAGTGCTTACCTCGCAGGATGTCGGCGGTTGAATACGGCTTGCCCTCTTTCGAGAACCAGCGCCCGCCTTCCTGGTAAGGACCAGTGCGTTCTTTCTCTCTGCTGTTGCGCTCGCCGCCTCTCGCAGGTTGTCTTGACGGTTCAGTGCGGCGTCTGCCCGTCTCCCGGTTTTGTCGGACCATCGCGGGGGTTTCTTCCCGCAGAACTTCACGTACAAACTTGTTCAGAATCCAGGGGTATTGCCACTGCACTTTTTGCAGGTCGAGCGTGCCTTTCAAATTCCCGGCGGTGTGCTCGGCGCGCAACTTGCGCATGAACGAAGGGCTTGCGGCCAGATACTTCTCGATGCGGGTGCGCACGAGCTCCTGGATGCGGCCGCGTTTCTCGGGCGAGATGCCGGGAGCTTTTTCTAAGGCTTTGATCGCGGGGTGCTTCTGGATCACATCCATCTGCAGCTTGCGCGACTCGCGCACAAAGGTCTGGCCGAAGCGCTGGCGGTCTTCTTTCTGCCGGTCCTGGCGTTCGCGGTTGAACTGCGCGCGATCGGCTTGCACGCGGCGCTCTTCTTCGCTCGGTGCGGATTTCTCGCGCAGGAAGCCCGAAGCCCAGTTCAGAACTTTGTTGAGCTGCTTGGCCAGGCCGTCCTGTTTCGCTTCTTTCGCGGCCTCCATCATTTCCGAGATCATTTCGGGGATTTCCGCCCTGGCGAGTGTCGCGCCGACGATCTGCCCCATGACCTCGCGGTAGGAATCCGGGTCGAGCCGCGCCCATTCTTTCGGCACCGTCTTGAACAATGCGACTGCGGCGTCGCGATCGTCCGAGAACAGGTTGTCGATAATGGTGCGGTGTCCGGAGTACTGCCCGTCGCGGTCTTTCGAATAGAAGTTCTGGTCGAGGGTTTCGACTTCCTTGACGTCGGTGAGTAATTGCTCGACGTCCGACATGCCGCCGGGAAACTGCTCGCGCATCTGGCGCGCTTCGGCGACGGTCGGGTACAGCTCGCGGTAGGCCATGTCGCGGCGGAATGCGGCCTCGACCTGTTCCTGCACCTTGGGATACTTCTGGAAGACCGCAGTGAGTTCGGGCGCTTCTTTTTTGAGCGCGACCAGGCGCTTCGAGACCAGGCCTTTGAAGTCGGTGGTCTCTTTGTCGACATCTTTCGTGGCATCGTCTTCGTGCGCGTGCTCGTCGGCGTGGGCGGCATCATCGCCACCCGCAGCATCTTCGTCATGCGCTGCCGCGTCATCGGCTGCGCCAGCGTCATCCAGGCCGTAATCGGCTCCGCCGTCATCTCCACCTGCTCCAGCGTCCGAAGCTCCGGCATCGCCTGCACCGCCATCTCCGGCGCCCAGCGCGGTATCGGCTGCGGCAAAGGTCATCATCAAAAACGGAAAGAAGAAATTCAGCAGATGTTTAAACATTTGGCCTCGTCTCGCCTGCACCGGTAGGCGGTTGGAGCGGTTTCGGTGCTGGTTTACTTGCTTTGTCGAGCATCAATTTGGCGATGAAGTCTTGCGGGGTGACCTCGATCCCCAGCTTCGCCAAGACCTGCGCCTGGGCTTCGGGCGGCATGTCTTTGAAGGCGATGTTCAGGGATTCGGCCAGCGGCTTTTCATCCGGCGGCGGGGCGGGGATGGCTTTATCGTGCTGGGCTTTGTGGGCCTTCACCGCCATCCAGCCCATGGGGTTGTCGCGCTTGGCCTTCTGGCCGCGTTCGTTGTTCATCCACCATTTGCAGCAGGCGGATTCGATGGGGTGATCGTCGTCGGAATCGACTTCGACCGAGGGCGCGAGGCCTGCGAGCAGGTCGTCGCCTTCCGGGATCTTCGTGAGCTCGGAGATTTCTTTCAGCTGCTTCTGCCACGAATCCATGCCGGGAACTTTGAGCTCCGGGATCCCGGTCAGCTTCGCAAACAGCTGGCGGTTGCCCATATCACCCAGAAGCAGCGCCCCCTGCGGCGAGTCGGCGATCTGCATCAGCGTCGCGCGCTGCTGGTTCCACAGCTCGGGGAAGTTCTCATCGCCTTCGGGGTAGGCTTCGGCGTCGCCATCGAGCGCTGTGACGTCGACTGACTCCGATTCGAAGTCGCCGGAGTCGGCGAGCACCGGGATCCGCACCTCGCCCTGCGCGTGCTGCTCGAAGTCTTTACAGGCCAGAGTGAGGATGTCGGCTTCGGCCTGTTTCAAATTTACGTAGAACACGCCCATGCGGCCCATGGCCTGGTCGCGCTGCATGGCCTGCTGGCCCAAGGTTTCAGGAGCGTCGTCGGCGGCGCCCGATAATGCCGGGAAGGCGCCCGAAAGATACTGCGTCACCGGGCCCATCAGGTCCATGGTGTGCTTCGCCATATCGGGCGAGACCGAATCGGCGCGGACCTGATAAATGCGCTGGCGGATGTCGGTGCCCGGCTGCAACGCCACTTCAACTTCGAGGCCGGGCGCTGCGCGTTGCTCGTCATCGGCCTCTGAAGAGAAGGTATCGGCGGCGCGGTACGTGATCGGGATCCCGTACTCGTAGGTTTCGGCTTCGATGTTTGAAAAGGTGTTGAAGCGGTCCTGCACCGAGATCATGGACCCGCCGACTGAGGGCCGGTGCTGGCCGCGGCCGGGCATAGCGTGCCGGCAGACCACAGCATCGTCCATCGACTCGTGCTTCGATTTGTAAAACGTGTTGCCGGCGAACTCGATGTAGGCGCCGCGGGGAAAAAGTTCTTTTGCGCGGGCGCGCCGCGCTTTCTCCATCATCGAATAGGCGCTCGGGCGGAACCAGACATTCGCGTAGGTCACAAGCGATGATTGCTTGGCTCCGGTCTGCGTCTGGGTCTTGGCGTTCTCTGCGACTGACAGGCGCGCGTTACGCTCGAAGGCATCATCGGGACCGAAGTTCATGCCCGGTTGGATCTTGTCGTCGATTTCTTCGGTGGGCGCGTTCGATTTCAGGATCGAGTAGTGCACTTCGTCTTCGATCGCGAAGTAGTGCCACTGCGATTGCGAGTTGGTGTGCTGCGGCCGCTTGCAGTTGAGTGAGCCGTAAACTTCGATCACCTGGCGGCCGCGGGGAACGTCTTCGGAGCCGCCGTCGCCCGGTACCGGGACCGAATCTTCTTCAGAAATATCTTCGTCGGTGAGCGTCTTCCCGCAACCCGGACACGGTACCGGCGGCATGGCTTCGAGCGCCGGCGCGGACCAGCCGCACTGCGAGCAGTGAATGGTCGAGTCAACCGGCACTTCTTCTTCCGAGAGAACCTGGCGCTCGTCGAAGCCGAATTTCTCACCGTTCTCCACGTAGCGGGTGCGCAGGCAGATGAAGCCGCCGGTCCAGCAGTGGTACATCTCCTCCTGCAGCCGCATCTGCGGCGGGTTCCAGCGCTGAATGAGGCGCGAGAGCTTGGTGCGGCCTTCGGCGGTTTCAAGATCATCTGAATTATCGGCGTCGTCGGGGAAGAAGCGGATCCGCGGCGGAGCTCCGGCGACCGCTCCAATTTCGGTGAGCCCGGTGGCCTGGTAGATGTTGGTGACAAATTCAAAGCGCGGCATCTCGTCGAAATCGAGGTCGCCCATCGCCGACACGCCCACGCCTGAAGCCGGCTTCCAGGTCTCGTCTCTGTCCGACCAGTACCAGTACTGCCGCCCGGCCCAGTAGTTCTCCGCCTGCTTCACGTCTTTCACTTCGATCAGGCGCGCATAGCGGTCTTCGGCCGAGCATTTGAGATAGAGATCGAGGAAGGCCTTCTGCAGGTCTTCGTCATCGGCGAGCGGATCGTCCCACTCGGGCGAGTCTTCGGCCGAATCCTGATCTTCATCAGTGTCAGTGTCGGCGGCCGAGGTTTCGAGTTCCGGCTCGTCTTCTAGGAGTGCGGGATCCATGGAATGAATCAGGCTGGCGGCTACGTCGCGCAACTCACTGCGGTGTCTTCGGCCACGCTCGCCGCGTTTTCGCCATTCTCGGTTAACGGCCGAGTGCCAGCCTGAACTTCGTCGATCGACTTCACTTGCGCCGGCGCGTGGTCGACCAGGTGCATATAACGATCAGTCAAGGTGCGAGCGTAGGCGTGCAGCTGGCGCGTGGTCGAGCACATGCCCACGCGCCTAGTGGCCACGCGCAGCATGCGCTTCTCGATTTCGTGACGGAACTTCTTCCGCGCACGCTTCTCAGCTTTTCTTTCGTCTGCGACTGGGGATGACATGGCGTTTGCGTTCAGCGAGCGAACCTTTCGGAGTAGCGGAGTCCCACTCCCGGACGGCTTGTTTTCCGCCGAGTGCGCGAACTCCGCTTGCCGAGTGGCCCCAGCGGGCCTGTGCTTTCGACTGCCAGGGCATTACAGTTCTTCAAGGATGGCGTACAGATTGAAGAACAGGCTGGGGGATAACGAGTCCGCAACTTTTAAGCTGACATTGCTGCCATCGACTACGCGCAGCACGAGCACACCGCTATCCACTGCGGGGGCCGAAGTTGAGGCTGGAACAACAGCAGACGCTAATTGCTTTTCCTGCGCGCCAGCTACGGGGTCGTCCCAACTAACGCTCGCTGTCGCGGTTCCGGCCTGCTGGTCGGGAGTTCCGCCGCTCGCCTCAATAATGAGCGCGACTCGGTAGTTGCCTTCAGGTACGTTCGCCTGAAGTGTGTAGCCGAAGTTGTCAGCTCCGTTCACGAAGTACGCAAGTACGGAGTGAACGCCTTCGACTGCTAAATCAGCGATAATGCGCGGGCTTTTCGATGCCATGATGTCCTCTTAGTTGGCGGGTTGTACTGGTGTCCAGCCCCATACCCGAGCCTTAATTGCTCCCGCACCGGGGGTGCCGGTACCGCTAAAAACAACCGCTTCCAGCGCGGAAGTTGTGCCGAGCGAGGTTGGGGCAATCTGCGTAGCGAGGCAGGTTGTACCGGCGGTCATAGTGGCTTGGGTACTGCAGAATGACGCTGAAGATGCAGTCGAGCCTACCGTCCATGCTGTGGCGGTCGTAATGGTCGTGGTCACTCGTGCCGCAGCCCCGACGCTAGATCGGTTAGTCGGCACCTTCGTGGTCGTGGTGGTCGTAGCACCGCCGGTATTGAGGGCCACGATTCCGGTGTCGACCTGCCAGTACACCACTCCGCCGCCAGCAGCTCCTGCGTCGGTGATGGCTTCGAAGATTCCCGCGTCACCAGAAACGATTGCCGCTGAAGCTCCGTGCGTGTTGGCGAAGGTCGCGGTGACGGTGATGCACTGGGTGGACGCGCCCACGCCCAGAAAGCCCACTGGGCACGGACTTGGCGAACCGACCGCGCTCGGGGTGACGGTTTCAGTGTTCCCGTCGAGCAGCGTGATCGGCGTGTTGGTATTGAAGATCGAAGTCAGCGGCGCCGAATAGCCGTCGGCCAGCTGGCACGCGCCTACCACTCCGCCCGCGCTGCAGGTCACGATGATTGACTGCGAACCGGTGGCCGAGTTTCCTGAGAGCACCGTGGCCTGCCAGGTGGCGTAAGCCGGGGCATACCAGACGCCATTCAGGTTGTGCTCGAATTGCACCTTCTGCCCCATGAAGGCAATTGAAGGTGCGGCTTGCCCGGCGGCGAGCGATGCGTTGCCGGGGATGAACCCGGCATAGCCGGCGAGGATGTCGCAGAGCGCATAAGCGAGCAGAGCCAAACGCAGGCCGCGCAGGTTGAAGTTCTTGAATGTGTTTTTCATTGACGTAGTTTTTTCTCCAAAGGAAATTGAAAATCTGCTGCGAATTCGTTTACGGCTCGACGCCCATTCTTCCGAAGTGGTCGCCGCCTTCGTCTTCGTGCTTTTCGCCCGGCCGCTGCTCGCCGTCGCGCCCGATGTGCTCATGAATGTGCGCGGCGATGCCTTCGGCGTCTCCGGACTCGTGCTCGTGCGATTCGTGCTGTCCGTCCGGGTGCATGATGTGCACGGTGTGGCCGGCGGAGTGGGAATGGATGTGGATCGAGGGCTTCTCGCTGCGATGGCTTTCGGCGGTGTCGCGCTCGGCTGCGCCCTGATCGTCGCTCTGGTGCTGGCTTTCGCCTGACATGTGACGCTGGCGTTGCCGGTTCATGAAGTGCATGAGTTACTCCTGTTCGTCTTCGCTGGCGCTATCTGCGCCGGGAGCGGATTCTGCGTGCTCGTCTTGCTGCGATTCGTTGTGCGCGGACTGAAAGAAATTGCAGCAGCCTTCGGCTTCCACCTGGCCCTGGACTTCGGGGTCGGCCTGCACGCGCGGGTCTTGGCACTGATTCGGCGGCGAGAACTTCTGGCAATTCTCACACTCGAACGGCCCAAGGTCGGGTGTGGCGTAACCGGAAGCCGCGGTTCCGTCCTGCGTGTTCGCGGAGCCCGGACCGAGTTTCACTAGTGGTTGTTCCTGCGGTTGCTGGGCTTGCATGTGCGAAGCCCGTTGCGGATTCATGAAGTGCATAAGGGTTTGGGTTTACTTTTCAGAAGCCCGGCGCAGCGGGATGGTTCCGCCTTCAGTCATCTCGAGTAGCGCCCGTCGCTGCGGCCAGGAGAGGCCAGCCATCGAAGGCTTGTAGGGTTTGCGCTGGGCGAGTGGAACGTCGGCCAGGGTCTCGACTGGTTGGCCGTGCTCGTCGCGCTTGGTCACAAAGTGCCGCTCGATGTCGGTGACGCGGCCGGCGCAGTCGTCGACGCCCAGCCATTGGCGAATCAGTCTGCGTAGCATGCTTTCGCGATGTTCTCGAGGTAGAGCTTGTGGAAGCCGGCGATGATTTCTTCGCGCGTCACTATTCCGCTCCCACCACGATCGTGACGGCCGTGCCGCCGGTGTTTGTGGTGACATTCAGGCGATAGATCAATCCCGCCTGCACGTTCGCAACGATCGCTTGCGTGGACACCGAGGTCGCTATGAGCGCGATGCCGACTTGCTTTTTCTGGAAGGTCACGCCGCCGTCGGCCGACACTTCGAGATCCGCGGTGACTGTGGTGGATCCGTTCGGTATGGCGGTGATGGTGAGATTGCGATCGCCACCACCTGGTCGTTCGGACACAGTGAACTGTTGCGAGCTGCCGGTGCCGCTTCCGCCGGCCGCGAGGGCGTTCACCGCGACGAGTTCGATCCCCGAATCAAGCGCCAGCACCTGCGTCAATGAGCCTGGATTGGTATAGAGCATCTTAGTTTCTCGGCCTCCACGGTCTTCCCAGTCCGCCGCGGCGATTACGCCGCTTGCGGCGCTCGATCCCTTCCGCGCGCTTGTGCATCATGGCGCGTGCGGTCGGGTCCATCTCTTCTACTTCAACTCCGCGCGACTGCGCGTACTCCGCGACCCGGCGATCGGCGATGATGGCTGCCGGCACGATTGAAGCTCCGAACTCGTGCTGCAGGCCCATGCGCGCTGAGTCTGCGGGATCGTCGCCGATGGTGTCGCCTTCTGCATAATCGACTTTGAGAACATTTTCAGGATCGTCGGGATCGCGGATCAGCGCCGGCAGGCACTCGATCAATTTCGGGCAGGCGTCTGAGATCTCCCACATGTCCGCCTCGAGCAACTGGCTCATCAGCCGAAAGCCCGACATGCGCGAACCGGGCGACGAGTCCGCCGGGTGCGGCTTCGGCATCTCGCTCCCGAGCGCTTCGGTCAGCAGCTGCACGATTGACTTCGGATACTTCGGCTGCGAGCGATTCGATAATCGTCCCGCGTCCCAGGAGAAGGGGAAGGATTTGAGCTTGTAGCCCTTCGATAGTGCGGTGATGCGCTGTCCCCATTCCGATTCCCCTACGCGGCGGTCCCACAGCTCAGCGAAGGTGATGATGCGGTTGTGCTCGTCTTTGCGGTGCCAGTGAAAGCACGCCGGATGCTCGTAGCCCCAATCGCCCGAGATCCAGTAGGTGTGCCACGGCCGGAGCTGGCGCATGGCATCGGCTGCGGGGATGACGTGACGCGCGCCCTTGCGGCCTTGCGGATCGTCGTCCGGCCAGTTGTTGAAGTGCGGAAAGTATTGCCCGGTGTAAACGTTCCAGTCGCCTTTTGCGACCATGCGCGCCATGTCGGGCGGAAGCGTGAGCAGCTGCTTGTGATAGCCCGCGACCAGGTGCGGATTGTCTGCAGCCTTCGCGCGGACCATCTTGAACTGATCGCGCAAGGGTTCGAGCTCGGGCGGAAACTTTTTGAGGTGCCAGTAATTTTTGACCCAGTCGTGGCCTGGACCGCCGGGGTTGGTGGCGCCTGCGAACTTCGGCCGCTCGATCCCTGGCCAGCGCAAACGAAAGCGCAGCCAGTTGAAGACAGTGAGCCGGTTGAGCGTGAGCTCGTCGACGGCGATGGCCGCAAACTCGGCCGACTTGTACTTTTCGAGCTTGTCGAGATTCCTAAGGGCAATGACGCCGCCGCCGAATTCCGAGTTGAGCTGAAAGTTCCAGACGCTGTGACGATAGGTGAGGCGGCCCAACCAGTCGGGAAACTCGTGCTCGATCTTTGACACCTGGCGGTCCTGCAGGTTCGGATAATCCTCGCAAAACAGGCCGACAACCACGTTGCGCAGGCCAAGATGCTTGAAGCACCAGATGAGGTAGAGGACCAGCCACCAACGCAGCACGTAGCTCTTTCCTCCGCCGGCTTCGCCGCCGTAGAGCACGAAATCATGATTTGCGATCGCATCGACAAATTCCTGCTGGCGTTCAGTTAGGTTTGCCAGCCGCGCCAGGTCGAGCTTGGGTGGGCATGCTAAGGTTGCCAAACTCTACCTCTGCCGGCGGTTTCTCCGGTCCTGATTCGACCCTGATGGTCGGCTTGCCTTCGGCCCGGTCCCAGATGTACTGCTCGACACGGAACGCCAGATACTCGTCATTGGTGTTGCGGAGTCGCTCCCAGCGTTCTTTCGTTCCCAACTGCGGTGGGATTTCCGGTTTGCCTTCGGCGGCTGCAACTTTCGGCGCGCCCTGATCTGCGAACAGCTCTTTTGCGAGTGAACCCGGCAGAGCGAGCGACGCGTTCTTCCTTCTGCCCGCGTTCCGGCGGCTTCCGCCATGTCCGACCTTTTGTCCTGCATGCCCCAACTTGAAAAGCCTCTTGAATCAACTCAAATCAAGCTCACAACGCGCCCCGTACGCGCGCCGCTGCTTCTTCGGTTGAAATGTCGGTATAGACGAGCGTGTTCTTCGCGGACACATGGCCGAGCTGCAGCTGCACGGCTTTAACTCCCGCGCGATCAATGGTTAGCGTCGCCAGCGTGTGCTTCAGCGAGCGCACGCTGGCCTTGCGCTCGGAGATCCCGGCGGCCTTCGCGTGACGCTGAATGCGGCGCCAGGCGGTCGAGCGGTGCATCTTGAATAGCGGTTGATTCTTTGGGGTGCGGCGTGCCAACTCAGTTAACGCGGCGGCCTCTGACAGCAGCGGGTCCTGGTGCTCGACCAGCGGCTGATCGGTCGTCTTTGAACCCTTGAGCCGGCGCACTGTGAGCTGGCCGCCGCGTATGTCATGTGGCGTGATTCGAGTCACTTCCGAGACGCGCAGGCCATGATTCAGGGCCACGACCATGAGCAGCCAATCGCTCTCGCGCGCCTGCTTCGCTGTTGCTAAAAGAGTTAACAATTCGTCTCGATTGAGGGCTTGCACGGAATCAAGATTTTGCAACCGTAGGACATACGGTTGCAGTGCCTATGGGCGTGACCCCGCGTAGGGCTGCTTCTAAGCTCTGCTGCACGTCCAGCGTGCGGTGCGGGCCTTCGGGCTTGTCCATCTGCAGCTCATAAGCCAGCCACTCTCGGAATTCCTTCGGCCGAAGTCCTCGCAGGAAGCAGCGGTTCTTGTAACGGTCGTAAGTGTCCCCGTTCCCGTAGCCGGAGCTCCGCCGCTCGTTCGGGTCGACCCCATTTTCAAGGCGGTCTCTGATCCATTGCTTCATTTGTTATTCGATCGGGAAGAGGCGATTGAACTCCGCCGCCAGCTGGTCCTCGCTCATCGGGCCCACGGGAAAGAGGTAGTCGAGCGCGGCGTCGGGGGATTCTCGACAAGCATTTTGTTCAGTTTGCTCAATTGCGGTAATTCGATGATTTGTACAATTTGCAGATTTTCCGGGCATTAGCCCCAGTGTCATCTGCCCCGCACGTTCTAGCCTGCGAAAGCGCGACGGCCTTCCTCTTCGCGGGAAGGTGATGTCGAGCTGCTCGCCCTGAAGCTTGGCGCGCCGGATTCGCTGATGCAGTCGCATAGCATTATTGAACTTGGCTTTCCTGCGAACTGAAGCCCGCCTGATGCTGCGCAATTGACCGCTCGATCCATGTATCGAGAATCGACTTTTTGAACCGCCAGCGATTGCCGATCTTGAAGCCGGGGACGCTGCCTTCGCCCACATGTTTGTAGAGCGTGTCCGGCGTTATCCCCAGATAGGCGGCGGCTTGGCGGATGTTCAGAACTTCGGGAATCATCGTAAGTTCATTTTGCACCGTTTTCGGTGCAGTGCAATACGGTTGTTCCGGATTTTGCGTCGATCGACATCTCAAACTCAGAGCAGGCGCATTTGACGATTCCGAGCTGCGGGTTCACCCGGCAATCCTTGAATACGGCATGGCCGAGCAGCCCGGACGCCACGTCATTTCGCACGGGCCGATGCGGAGCGCATGCTGTGATCACGAGGCACGCCGCCAGCGTAAAGGCCGAGCTTCTCAAAGAATTCAAACGAATCATGAGCGT